CGTCCTTCGTATCCCAATCGACATCCTCGACTTTCACGCCGTCGGCGAAAGAGCAACATAAGCCTTTCCCGCTCGCCAGTTGATCGAACCAGGCGTGCAAGGGTTCGTTGGCGTAGCGTCCGTCGTCGCGCGCGATCGCGATGGTCGACGAACTCAGGACCGCGATCAGCGCAGTCACCAGCAGTCGAGGCACTTCCGCCGCCATGAATCACCTTTAGGCGGCTTTGAGCGGGGGCGTCGGCGGTGCGGAAGGGGTTGGCGGGTCAAGAACCGCAGGGGTTGGAACGGTCGGGTCGGCGATCGCCGTCTCGATGCGCGCCTTGATCGCCTCGACCGCGGCACCGCTTTGCGGATCCAACCCGAGCTTCTTGATGGTGTCGGCGCCGTGATCTTGAACGTAGGCGACGGCGCTCGCGACGACCGCGTTCTTGATGGCGACCTTCCCCTCCCCGGCGAGGCGCTGCTCAATCAGTGGCGCGGCGATGTTCAAGCCGTTGACGACCATCTCATCAAGACGGGCGCGTCCGGCGTCCGTCAACTTGACCCCCAAGTAACTGAGCGCGCGTACCATGATCCAGACGGCAAGGCCGCCGATCGGTCCAGAAAAACCGAGAACGACCCAGTTCAGTAATTGCCCGGCGAGAGTGCCGACGCTGATGGTTGTCTCGCTCGATACCGGTGCCGTCGTCCTGATCGTATTCTGCTGCACTGGGGCTGCGGGCGGTGCCACGATCTGGGGAACTGGGGCTGGGGCAACAACCTGCGCTGGGCCGGTCGCTTGATCCGTCGTCTGCGCCGCCACCGAGCCGACCAGGAGCGTCGAGGCGAAGGCCGCCGCTACGATGACCCGCTTGGAAGTTGCCCAGTTCATTTTTATCCCCCAAGAACGAAGAAGGCCGCCTCGAATCCCGAGACGGCCTTCTTTAGCACAACCGACGCAATGCGTCACAGTCGCGAAATGGCGCTTCTGGGTTCCCTCAGATGCCGAAGTCGACGTGGACGCCGAACCTGTAGAGCGTGTCCATGCCCGCCTTCGGCGCGGTGACGATCGGCGCGCCCCCGGCGCCGAACAGGTTGCTGATCGAGACGCCCTTGTCCGCCCAGAACGCGTCGGCGAAGATCTTGATCGAGGCGCCGTTGGGCTTGCCGGCGCTGTTGAGCGTCTGCCAGCGGTAGCCGGTCGTCACGCCGGGCGCGTACTCCCACGTCTGGCCCCCGGCCGCGCCGACGTTGCCGCTGACGAGGAGCTCGGCCTGCTTGAAGCCGACGTAGCCGCGCGGGGTCGCCGCCACGGCGATGTTCGCCGGCAGCAGCCCAGTCGGACTGAACGACGGGAACGGGTTCTGGACGCCCGGCAGGTACGAGAGGACGGTCTGCAGGATGTCGATGCCGAAGTCGGCCTCTTGGGTGAGGATCCAGTTGCTCGACACCGTTCCCACGGCGTTGCCGCCGCTGATGTTCTGGTACGAGAAGTCGGCCTCGATCTGGCACCAAGAGTTGAGGAAGCAGTGGCCCCAGACGTAGCCGAAGTCGACGTCGATGGCGCCGCCGGCCGCGTTGAGCGCGCCGCCGGTCAGGCCCGGCAGCGTGATGATGTTGCCGCTGACGTTGGATGCGGCGAGCCCAGCGGACGGCCCCAAGCCGACGAAGAAGCCGTTCGTGTAATTGATGAACGGAGATACCGGCAGTACCTGGCTCTTGGTCGCCACCGGCGGCGACGCCGACTGCGCCAAGGCTGGAGACGCGAACGCGAGCGCGGCCAACGCCGCCACTATCAATCTGCGCATGGGTCCATTTCCTAATTTTGGTGAAGTTGCGCCAGTAGCCTATACCCGCGCGCGACGAAGGAGTGTGACCGGGAAGCAACAGCCGCCGTTTTTCAGATGAGGGATGTCAGCTCCTGCCAGAGGCTCTTGCCGCCCGCCTTGGCGACCGCCGTCGGCTTGGAGCCGAAGATAGGTACGCCTGCGGCCTGCAGGAGCGCTTGGGTTGCGCCGTTCCAATCCAGCGCAGAGAAGCCACCCTTGGCCAGCCAAGCCGCCAGCGCGGCCTTGGTGCCTTGGCCCGACACGTCGTCGACGCCGAGCGGCGGGGTTTGGCCAGCCTTGTTAAGGAGCATCTGGATCGATGCCGAGTTGAACGGCGCGCCCTCAGGCACCGCGCCGTCCCACGGCACGCGGGCGCCGAAGTCGAAGCCAGGAACGCGGAGGCTGTCCAGATCGACGTTGATGGCCGCGCCATTGACGGTGAAGTTCTCTGGCAACCGCTGGATGATGTCGTAGTCCCCGGCCGCGATCGCAGCCTCGGTGCCGGCGAAGCCCATTGATTGCGTCAGCCAGCGGACCTTGATCGCGCCAGCCAGCGCGCCGAGCACGGCGCCGCCGGCATAGGCGCCGACGCCGTAGCTTGGCGCCAGCGCCGCCGCCAGCGCGGTGTAGTAAGCTACGATGGCTGGATACGCGCTCGGCGGCGGGTCGAAGTCGGTCGTGCCCTCGAGGACAACGCCGTCATTGGGCATGAGCCCGACGGTCGGCAGGCACGAGAGCGCGAACTGGCCATCGGCGGCGCCCGCGGCGCCGCCATCCAACGACCGTTGCGCCGTGCTCTCGAAGATCGGCATCAGCTTTACGCCGGCGATCGCGAGCGCGACGGACTCCTCGGGCGTCACGACCTTCCAAGCGTTCGCGGTACCCGGCGCGATGTAGCGACCGACCCAGCCGAGGCCAGCTGTAGCGAAGCCGCCGATGTAGCGGTCCTGCGAGACGCAGGCGTCATAACCTGTGGTATTCGGGGGCACGTCTTCCATCGGGGATCTCCTTATTTGTGTACTGCGGTCGGCGGCTCGCCCGGGCTAAAGGTGCATCTCGCTTCGCCGGACACGAGCCGCCAGCCCCCGGGGCAGCCAAAAACGCATTGCTTACCTTCCGGGCAAACGTGATTTGGTGTCGGGCATTCGTAAACATTGCGTGCCCTATCAAAAATGCAATGCGGCGGCGGGGTGCCGGTTGCAACATTTGCGGCGAGAATGACGGCGGCGAGGTGCATAAGATTTCTCCTTTAGGGTCTATCGCCTGCTAGCTACGAGGCGCGCGACTTCGCGCCGGAGGTTGTCGTTGTCGGCCTTGAGCTCCTGCACCGCGCCGACCATGCGGCCGATCAGGCCCATCAGCTTCGGCTTGAGCGGCAAGCCGTCAGCATCATATTCGACTAAGAGCGGATCGGCGATGGCCATGCTATCGGCCGACACGCCCTCTTGGCGTCCCTTAATGACGCCCTGATCCTTGTACTCGAAAGAAATGGCGTCGATCGCGGTGACGACGGCGAGGCTGTCGCGCAACGGGGCGATTTCCTTTTTGGTTCGCAGGGCCGACACCAAGCAAGTGCCGGATGAATCGTAGGTAACGACGCCCGTGCCAGAGTTAATGCACATATAATCGAGCGCCGACGTGCTTGAGGCCACGCCGGTCAGGATCAACGCGCCAGTGGCCGACGCCTGCACGGTCGCCGAGCCCGACGTGGCGCCGAAGAGCGTGAGCGCGCCGCCAGTGCCGCCGTTCGCGCCGGCCGTAATCGTGCCGCCGCTGACCTGCAGTTCAACGCAGCTCAAAGTCGTGGTGCCGGTCGCGACGTTGCACGCGACGCCGCCGGTCGCGTTCTGAATCTGAACGTCAGAGACCGAGCCCTTGCCCCTGATGGCGATGCCCCCCGTGGTGCTGGGGAGATAGATAGCCCCCTCCCCATTGGCCCCCAGCGATGGCGACCCGTTGCCGATCATGGCGATGGTGCCGGCCGCGAACGTCGGCGCGGTCGTGCCGGTTACGACGACGTCGGTCGTGAAGTTCGTGGCGACGGCGACGGTCAGCGCCGTCGACACCGTCACCCCGTAGTCCAAGATGTTCGTGCCGCCGATGGTCTTGTGCTGGAACGCCGACGCCTCCAGCGTGATCTGGTCGCCAGATGGCGAGCCGTTGTTGGTCGACTGCAGCAGCAGATTGGTGTTCGTAGCCGTACCCCCGTAGACGGTGGGGACGATCAGCGTGGTGAGGGTCGGGTTGGCGGTCCATGCTGGCAAACCACCGGATACGTTCAGGACGTTGTTGGTCGAGCCGATGCCGAGCCGGGTCAGGATGCCGGACGAGTTGCGGTAGTAAATATCGCCGGTCGCATCGGAGCCGAGCGTCATCGTTACGCCGCCAAGCACGTCGCTCGTCGCCGCCAGCGTCTTGTTCGTCAGCGTGTCTGTGGTAGCGCGATAGACGAAAATGTCGGACGCCGCCTGCAGCGTATTGGTAACCGTCCCGAGCGCGCCGGTCGGCGGCTGCACCGTGATCGAGCCAGATGTCACGTTGCCGAAGATCAGCGACCCGGCGATGCTCCCGGGGGTACCAATGGTCTGGCTGACAGCGGTCGGACCCGACGCCTGCCATTTGGCGACCTCTATCTCCGACGATTGTCCAGTCGCAGTCACAGCCACATCAGCATAAGTCGGATAAGAAGAAAGCGACCACGTACCGTTGGCATAAATCCGAAACGCGCCAGCTGGCCCGCCGACGGCAGAGCCGTTGTAGCCCCACGCGTTGAAGCCTCCCATCTCGGTGCCGGAGGTCAGCGTTGCGGGAGAAGCAAACGAGCCGCCATAGGCGACGGCGCTGAAATAGGCGGCCGCGCCGTAGGCGTCGGCTTGGTAGCGCGTGGCCACGCCATTGGCGTTCGCCATCTGCAAAAGCGTCCCGGTGAGCGCCGTGCCGAGCGAGCCCCCGGTGAGGTTGATCGCTTGGCCGACCGTGAAGATGTTCTGGTGCGCGAGATTGATCCCGAGCGAGCCTGCGGAATCGATCAGCGACGAGTTGAAACTAAGCGCGTAGTTGACCATCCCGGCGCTGGGGAATGTCACTGCCATGGGCGCGGTCGCCGTGAAGCTGCCGGAGCCAGCCCCGATCAATTCAATAGTCGAGCCGTTGATCTGCACGAACAGCCCGCCGATCTCCGCCCACATGTCGCCGTTGTTGGGCGACGTCGGCGCGACGCCTGGCGGCAAGTTGAACCCGGCCGAGTTCGTCGCAGACGGTGCGGTCACCAGTTCGCCAGTCATCGTGCCGCCGCTCAGCAGAAGCGGCGCCGACCCGAGATAGTCTTGTTTGGCGGTAAAACACCCGTTCCATTGCCCGGCAGTGAGGACGGACCCGTAAGCGATGTATTGGCAAGCAGATTGCGCGTGCGCCGCCGACGAGCACAGCAATGCGGCAATGACGGCGAGGACGCGCAGCTTCATCTCAGAAGCCCTTGCATTGATAGTTGAAGGTCGCGCCCGTTGCGCTTCCGTGGTCGATCGCCAACGAGCTGACGGTTGACTGGATCTTGGTAATCGCCGGCAGCGCCGAGCCGCCGTTGTAGGTGAACACCAAGACGCAGTACGGCGGCTGCGAGAATGGCGACGCGAAGACGATGATGCAGCTCGTCGCGCCGGTACCCTCGGTCACGGTCCCGTAAAAGTCGTTGCCCGCGACCCCAGCAGGAGGGCTGCTGCCGGTGCCGCACGTATTCACCGTAGTTCCGGAGCCGGCGGCGGGGCCGTGCCCGATCTGGTCGACGAAGCAGTCGCCGACGCAGTAACCGGAATCCGCCGTGCCGGGGAAGAAGTTCGGCGTCAGGCTTTGCCCGGTACTGCCGTTGAGGATTTGGAACATGCCGCCGCTGTCGGCGGTCCATTGGTCGCCCACGGCGGTGTGGCCGTTCAAATTGAAGGCGCTGGAAGTGTAGTCCGTGAACGTGAGGTCGCCGAGCGACGTGGCATAGGCGAAGGCGTTGTAGCCAGAGAGGTTTCCCGTCAGCGCGAATACCTGGGCGCCAGTGGTCAGCGCTCCAGCACGGAAGTTTCCTTGGTGGGACGATTCGATGAAAAAACCATCTGGCGCCAAGGCGGCGATGGTGTTGCTCGCCGTGCATGGCGAGCCGGCGCAGGTCGCCTCCAGATAACTCTGCCGCGACGTGTATAGATTGAGGCCGCCGCAGGCGGTTGTGTTGCACGGCGCATTGAACGCGATGTGGGCGAACCGGATCAGCGACTGCTCAATCGCCGCGATCTCGCCGCTCGGGCAATTTTGAACCGTGAACCCTTGGATGGTGAAGGTCGCCTGCGGGAACGCTTCGGCGCAGAACCCCGAACCGCCGCCGTCGATGACGGTATTGGCTGGCGTCGTCAGGTCTCCTTGGATGATTACGTTGTCGCCGCCGACCCACGGCCCCTGCACGATGAAGCTGGTATAGTTAGTCCCGCTGTCGGCCGCTTGGATGGTGACGGTCTGTGCGCCGAGGTCGTAATCATCCTGAAGGGTATTGACGACGTATTGGATCGTCTGACATGGCGTCGCCGATCCTTGGCCGCAGCCGACCCCGTTCACGCCGGTTCCGGCATTGACGTTGATCGTCAAGCTAGTAGTTAGCAGAATGCGGGTCAGCGAGTTGATGCGCTGCCAATTCGCGCCGCCGGTATCTGGATCGCTCGAGTTGTTGTCGACTGTCGATAGCCAGAACACGCCGAAGATCGTCGCCGATTGTATCAGCGCCCCCTTCGGATAGCCGCCGATCCCGAATGAGAAGCCAGAATCGTAGTAGATCGGGCCGCCGGCGTTGTACCATCTCGTCCACTGCGACAGCTGACAGAAGATGCCGTTGAAGTCTTGGCCAAACGGCGGGACGCCGCCGGCGCCGGGCTGGTTGAAAGTCGGCGGCGGGAAACCGTCCGTAAATGATGCTCGGCCTGGATTGCCTGGGGCCTGCGACGGGATCGGGATGGGGCAAGTGATGTTGGCCGACGGCGTCGACGTTCCCCAATAGGTCGGTATCTTGGTCGGGATGGCCGAGTCGCTCAGGGCGAGCGCCGGCGCGGTCGCGAGGCAGAACCAGAAAAACAACGAGCCGATCAGACGGAACATCAATCTTCCCCCGTGTTCAAGCTTGGACGATTGAAACTGACACCCCCGACGGCCGCGGCAGCACCCCGGAACTGACGATGGCAAGTTGTACCGAGGTCAACGGGAAATCGAACGTGTAGGTCATAGTCAGATTTCCGCCGTCTGTCACGTAACAGTTCCCAAGGCCGGGGAAGAGGTCAAGCAATATCTGGTTCAGCCCTTGGATGGAGCCGTCCCAGATGTTCGCCGCCGCCTTCGCCTTGATGAGCAGCCGGTAGGCGTCGTCCGAGAGGGAATACGAGTTGCTGATGCTCTCGCCGGAGTAGAACGGCCCCTGCCCGAATCCGACCCACGACCTGGCCTCCTCGAAGCCGAAGAACGTGGACACGATCGGCAGCTGCACGATGCGCGAGACGCCGACGATCTGACCCCAGATGTCGAGCCCGTAGCCGACCGCCGTGTCGACGTTCCAAATCGTGTCGTAGAACTGGTCGAAGTTCTCCGTCTGGTCCATCGCGGCAGCGAAGCTCGTGATGATGCCAGAGGTCGTGTCCGATCCGGTCAGTATCGGCGAGTTGCCGTACTGGCTGATGACGGTCAGCCAGGGGTCGAAGGCCGGGATCGTCCCGACCGGGCTGATTCCAATTTGGAAACGCCCGATGACGTTGCTGCCGGGTGCCGGGTTCGGGTGCGGATAGGGGGGACCCGTCACTGGTACGTCACCTCTACGTTTGACGTCGTGATCTGCGGTTCTTGGTTGATGTTTACCGCCGCGTAGTTCTGGTTCGCCGCAGATGCGAGGATCGTCACGGCGCACGTAACCGGCTGCGCCGTCGCCGTCGTGTTTACGCTGGTCTCATAGACGCCGGCGCCGCCGATGGTGCCGGAGAGTTGCGAGATGATCGTCGTACCGCCGGGGATGCCAGAACCGATTATGATGTCGCCGACGCCTATGCTGCCGCTCACCGAACTCGCCGTCAGCTGGTTTGCCGTCGGCCCCGACCCAGACGTGCCAACGAACGAGGCGCCGGCCAGCGTGAAACTGCTGCTGATCAGATAGGTGCCGGTTCCCCCCGTACCTGTTTGCAGATTGGAGATCTGGGTACCTGGCGGCACGGTGTTGATGTCGTCGTTGCCATTGAGGAACTGTCCGACTGCGAGCGTTCCTGAGTTCACGGACAAGACCGTGAGGACGTCGCCGCTGATGAAGCCGACCACGTTAGCTGCCGGGACGTTGGCCGACCCGACGAGGATGCTCTTGACGGCGGCCCAAGAGCCCAGCGCGCCGATCAGGGCGCCGTATTGGTTGGCGTATATGACGGAGCCGATCCTCGCCCGCGGCGGGACCGGCACGTTGGTCGGCGGCGCCGAGACCATCAGGGTCGACGCGACGGCCTGCGAGTTGCCCAAGATGTAGGTGCCGATGCCGCCGGCCCCGGTGCCGAGCCCGGTGATGAACGTGTCTTGGGCGACGCCGGCTCCGCTCACGAGTTGGCCGACCCCGAGCGCGCCCTGCTCCACGGCGCTCACGGTCAAGACATCGTCGGCGATCGCCCCGGTGAAGATCGCGACGCCGCCTTGGAACGCGGTGACGACGGCCTGCTGGATCAGTTGCGTCGCGTTCGACGGTATCTGCGCGCTCTGCGCGACGACGATGGAGAAGTAGACTTGGAGCGCGGTGGGGATCTCCCAAGTGATCGTGTAGCTCGGCGCCGGCGGCGAGTACGCCGGGTTCGGATCCTGCACGACTTGGCTGGCGTTGCCGGAATAAAGCGGGATGCCTGGCGGCTTCTTCGACCATATTGCTGAAGCCACCGCGGCGGCCGTACCGCCGGTAACGGCGACGTAGAGCGTATTCGCCGGGATCGCGACTCCGCCGATCGTCACCGGTTCGTTGGAAGGATTGTCCGTGACGTAGGCGTCCAGCACGCCAGGAACGCCGAGGACGGCCCCAAGGATGGCGCCGTTCTGCGAGACGCTGTTGCCGGCGACCGAGGCAGAGCGCCGCAACTCGAGCTGCTGCGAGGTCTCCGTGTTCTGCCCGACTACGCCGGAAGCTACCCCGGCCGTGTCCCATCCGCCGATGACGTTGTAGATGGACAGGGTAGTAGGAACCGGCAGCGGGCCAGGCGTGAGGGCGGCGAAACTCAACGTGATCGACCCAGACGACGGGATCGTGCCGCCGGTGACGCAACCATAGAGGTTGTTAGACGAGTCGACGACGAGCGTCCCCGTCGGTATCACGACGTCGTCCGCGCCAGTGCATACTACTTGCAAAGTGGTCGAGAGCGCGGGATTGCGCGTAATGAAGTAGATCGCAGCGATGGCGTCCTGCATCCGCCCTTGGGCGAACGAGGGGTTGGTCTGGTTCGCGTAATAGACGATGAGCTGGTTGGTGTCGTTGATGATCGCCGCCTCGCTCGAGGCGATCTGGCCCTGCGGCGTATTGAGGTTGAAGCTGAGCGTGGTGCCGAAGGCGGCCTGGATGTCGGCCTGCACGCCGGCGAGGACCGCCGGGCCAGACGGCGCTTGGGGACCAGTCGTTCCCCACGCGATCGACGGGACGTTCGTTCCCCCGTTGGCCATCACCCAGACCCCTGCGGGTTAACCACGGTGAAGTTCGCCGCCGCCGTCTGCCCAGACGAATTGATGATCTGCACCTGCCCGGAGACCTCGCGGTCGGTGAACGACGAGATGTAGGCCGTCGCCGCCACGACGCCCTGGACGGTGAGCGCGGCGTTTTGCAATAGCTCCTTCAGGTAAGTAAGCGGCGGGCTCTGGCCGAGGACCTGCGTCAGGTACGGGATTCCGACGGTGGTGTCCCACCAGCACTCCCCCAAGAAGGTCTTGATCGCTGAGGCCGCGTCTTGGGCCTGCGAGTAAGGCTCCGTCGCCAGCGCGATGTTGCCATTCGCGTCGAGCACGAGGTCCCACGTCGTCTGGTCGAGAAGTAGGGTAGCCGCCAACTTTCGTCCCCCCGAGGCGCGATTCCAAATGCCCGCCACGCCTTAGCACGTTTCGGAGCCGCGCTCACGTCCCGGACTGCGGGGGCCCAGTATCGCCGCTGCCGGTTTGCACGCCGCCGTGGGTGTGGGTGCCGTAACTCGGCAGCGATCCAGTCTCGAAGTCTGGCATGCTCACCTTGACGCTGAAGGTGGCGAGGCTCGAAGTCAGCGTCAGGATGGGCGTACCGCCGATCCCGAGAACCCATCCCTCAGTCGAGGAAACGAAGGAGTTATTGTTTTGGTCGGTGATGTTGATCGTGCCGTCCGGCTTCAGGAAGATGGTTGCGGCGGCCGCCCCGTCGAAGAAGCTGCCCAGCGGGACGAACAAGCCGTCGGCTATGGTAAACCGCCGTTGCGAGCCCGGGTTGGCCTGCGCCTTCGTGTTCTTGACCACCGAGATGTCGCGGCTGCAGCACAAGGCCACGCCGATGGCGCCAACCACGGGGTCGCCGACGATTTCCCAAGGGCCGCATCGCCACCTGGAGTATGGCAATCCGTAGACCGTGCCGTGCGGGGTCGAGTTCGGCGGCGTGGCGCCATCGATCTGGTTGACCAGCGGCTGCACGTCCACCGTCCCGCCGATCGGCGGGGATCCTTTGCCCGGCGCGACGGCGACGACCTTGACCAACACGAGCGTGTCGACGCGGGCGAGCATCTGGCGAAAAATGAAGGCCGCCTTGGTCCCATCGGAGTTCGAGTCGCTTGGAAATTGAAGGCCGTAGCCAGAATCGGTGGAACTCATCTCATGGTGCCTGCGAGGCTGGACGCGGGTAGCCCGGATTGTAGCAATAAGCCGTACTCATCCATTGCCCGCGGGGAACTTGGGAGTCGAGGGCGTGGTCCAGCTTGAAGACGGACCAGATTGAGTTGCCGGCCGGCGTCGTCTGCGGCGGCTTGAAGGTCGGGTTCTGCGCCGAGATCGCGTTCAAGGTTCCAGACAGCAGCGAGCTGCCGACCTGCACGAGGCCGCCGAACGCGATCTTCGGGCTGAAGAGGGTCTTCACGATTATTCCCTGCGTCGTGAGGACGGGGTAGTCGATCATGCCGTACTGCGCCGAGATGATCGGAGCATTGACGCCGGAAGACGACATCGAGCCGCCGCGGGGGAAGATCGTCAGCGTGTTGGCGCCGAACGACACCTCGATCCCGGCGTGCGCGGCGCAGGCCTTCAGCTGGTCCATGACGGTGCCGGGGAAATACGGGTTCGACAGCTTGACGTTCACGCCGGCGTTCTGGAACCCCATCCCGAGCTGGCGCGCGAAACCAGATATGATGGTCGCGACGTCGGTCGACCCTTGGAAGGTCGCTGGGGCGACCGGTGCGACGCCGGCGGCGAGGCCGGCGACGCACTCGAAGACGAAGGGGACGTCCGGTTGCGCTTGGTAGTCGCCGTAGGCGCTCAGGATCGAGCCGGAGAAGACGGTCGAGAAACCGTTGACCAAGTCGCCCGCGGCCAGCGTCAGCACGTTCTTCGGGACGATGTTGTAGACGAGGCCGAGCGTGGAGAGTTGGTACATCTCGCTCTGCTGGACGCCCCATATCCTGACGGTCGCGCGCTGGTCGATCGTGGCGCCTGAGTTGGCTACCCTGGCGCTGGTCCGGAGGTAGGGGAACGTGATCGTGTTGGACCCTGTCCCGGCGAAGGTGGTCGGCTGGTTGGTGCCCGGGTTGGCGCCGAGCTGCACGGTGACTTGCAGGAGCTTCTGCGTCCAAGAACCCACTGGCTCACCCCGCGAAGCCGAGCGCCGCGAGGTCACTCGGCAACAGGTAGGTCAGCTGGTAGCGGGCCCCGGCGCCGCCGATGCCGGTGTAGACTGGGTCGCTGGTGCCCTGCGTATCTTCGAAGACCAGATCACCCTGGAAGCCGGCGTAGGCATAGCGCACGATGAGCACCAAGTTCTCGCAGATCGCCCCGGCGACGATCAGGGTCGTCCCGACGTAGAGCGTCAGGAAGAGGCCGTAACTCATCTGCTGCACGTTGATCGTGCAGTTCTGGTTGTTGAGTTGCGCTTGGATGGACTGGTTCGGAACCGTCTGCAATGGGATCGTCTGCATCGCGCCGCCCTCAATATACCGCCGAGAGGCTCGAAGTCGCCTGCGGCTGCACGGTCCCGCCGCCGACTTGGCCGGCAGCGCCAGGGACCAGCGTGTTGGCGAAGCTCGCCGTCGAGGTCTGGCGGATCTGGATGAAGGTCAGGTCGGCCGCGATCAGCGTGGCGCCTTGGTACGAGCGCCTCGAGAACGACAGCCGCCTGACGCTGCAGCTCGAGAACGTGCCCTCTGGCGTGACGAGGTCGAAGAGCGGCGGGGCCAACGCGCCGCTGAGGATGCCGCTGGTCAGCGACGATGCGATCGAGCCCAGTCCAGCCGCGCCGGTCAGTTGCGACGAGATCGACGACAGCAGCGACGCGGCACCGAGCGGCGAGCCGCCGGCGATGGCGAGGATCGAGTTGAGGAAGGCCTGCCGCTGCGCCGGCGGACCGCCAGAGGCCAGCCTGACGCGACACTCGAACGGCAACTGCACCTTGTCGTACGATTGGAAGGCCCCGAGCTCCTGCGGGTAGTCCGCGATGGTCCAGTCTTGGTCGAAGTCGAACTCGATGGTGGAGGCAACGACCGGCAAGAGGTTCGGCAGACCGAGCAGCGAGGCGACCGTCGAGAACGTCGCCAAGAAGTTGTTGGCGACGTTGACGATCAGAGACGCCGCGATGCTCGCCGGGATGATGACCGGGATGCCTTGGTAGTAGATGCCCCAGGCCAGCGTCTGAAACACGCTCTCCAAAACGGAGTCGCCGGTCAGCAGCGAGACCGGCGCCGCCGAGTAACTCGGCAGCGTCGGGACGCCCGGCGCGTTGGGGACATCTGCCATCAGGCCAACCCCGAGTTCCACGAGCCGATGGCCGCGCTGCGCTTGATCTGGCCTGGGATCTCCGCCGCGATCTCCTCGGCGTTCTTGGCCCCCGGCGCGTGGATGTTCACCTCGCCGATGTCTATCTTGGTCGAGCGATCGGTCGACGACGTCGACGAGCGGCTGTCGATCGACGACGAGTGGTCGCCGACGGCGGCCGCCGGCGCGCCGATCGGCGGCCGAGGGCCACCGCCCTGCAGTTCCTCCTCGTAGGTGCGATAGCGCTCAGGGCTTTGGGACTGAGATCCGCCGGGCAGGCTCGGCCAGCGCTTGTTCAGCATTGCGGCAGCGGCGGCGAAATCGCCTCGCGCGATCGCGGCGGCTGCGGCTGGATGAAACTTCTCGATGAACTTGCGGGTCGCGTCGGCTTGCTGCTCGTACGAGCCGAAGCGCGGGTCGCCGAGGCCGGCCTCGGACGCGTCGGCCGCCGTGCCGGTAAGGAACTGGAAGAAGCCCTGCGCCGAGCTCTTGCTGTTGCCGCCGCCCCTCTGCGAGGTCTCAAGGTATGAGAGCCCAGCGAGAAAGTTCGTCCAGTTCTGGCTCCCATCCCCCCCGAGGGACAACGGGCCGACTCCGCGCCGCTTGGAGAGTTCGAGTTGGTTCGCCGCCCCCGTAGCGGCCTCGGGTTCGCGCCTGGCGGCCTCGGCCTCGTCGGATTCCCCGGCCTCCTTCGTCGAGGCGAAGTACCATCCCAGCGGCCCCAGTATCCACCTTCCGGCGATGCCCGCGAAGCGGCCGAGGAACGAACCCGCGACCGCCTCCCCCGCCGCCGCCTCACCGCCGCCACCAGCTGCGGCCCCGCCACCGCCGGTGATCATCCTCTTGGCGCCGAGGAGCATCCTGCCGGCGAGCACGCTGGACGCCGCCGTCCCTATCGCCGCGACGGCCTTCGCCACATTCGGGTATTCCTGGATCAGTTCCCTGGCGTAATCCAGCACGGCCTTCATGCCCGGCGCCATGTCGCCGAGCAGCGCCTTTCCCACGTTGCGCGCCGTGTCGGCGAACAGGCTCCAGCTCGTCTGCAATTCTTGGGCGGCGGCACTCTCCTCCTTCGTAATGATCAGCGCCTGCTTCTGGTCGTCGAGCAACTTCTGGCGCTCGGCGTGGGTTTTGAGCGCGAGGTTGATGGCGTCCTGGTCCATGCCGAGCAGGGACAGCATCGCGCGCGCCTGCGCCGGGTCCATGCTCTGGACGGCATCAGCGATGTCCATGAAGAGCTGCGTCGATGTCTTCAGCTGCCCGTTGGCGGCGTAGAGGCTGACGCCGAGTTGCGTCAGCGGCGCCAGCAACCCGGTCTGCCCGGTCAGCCTGAACTTGTTGACCTCCGAACTCAGGTTTTGCAGCGTGCCGGTAATGCCCTCCGTCGTGCCGCCCATCTGCCGCGCGGCACCCTGCCAGGCGGTCAACTCCTCGACGGAGACGTCCATCGTCTTGGCGACGCGGCCGGCGGCCGCCTCCAAGTTCGTCATGTGGCCGACGAACTCCTTCACCCCCATGCCGCCGAGGAACAAGGTGGTCAGGCCGATGGCTTGGCGCTTGAAGTCCGAGAAGAACTCGTAAAGCTTCTTGCCCTGCGATTCCGCCTCGTTGGCGTAGCGCCTCGTCTGCTCCTGCGTCTTCCTGAAGTCCTCCAGCGCCTGGCGCGTGCCCTCGTTGAGCTTGCGGGCGTCCAAGGCGAGTTCGACCACGAGGCTGTCGATGACCGTTGGCATCGCTCACTCCCGCCTGCGGCGCGCGGCGTCGATCTTGCTGATCGCGCGCGCGTTGTGCGAGTCGACCAGTTGCACCTCGATGAGGTCGTGCAGGTCCTCGAGGCCGAGGGTTGTCTGGAGCATGTGCAGCGTCTCTGCCCGCGATTCGCTCGCCGACAGCACCATACCGATCGTCGGCGGCACGTTCACGTAGTCGAGGAGGCTTCCGCTGTACTCTTGGCCGCCGAGAGCAACATTGAGATGCTCTCGGCCACGTTGAAACCCGTGTGTATGCGCAACACCTCCGAGCGCAACCAAGCCACCGTCCTCGGCTCCTCGATGTCGTCCTCGAGCGCGATCGCCTCGCCGAGCGGGTGGGCCGGGTCGGTTGGGTCCGGCGTCGTGACGACCCGCACGATCTGCACGCACTCCATGAGCTCGTCCAGCAGCGGGAGGAACTTCGCCTCGTCGATGTCGGCGGCCAAGAACCCGTTGATGACGTACCGTGCCAAGCCGAGCATGCCCATGCGCTCGGCGTCTGGTGGGAGTTGCGCCGTCGTGCCCTTCAGGCAGATCGCCATGCGCCACGCCCACTTCTCCGAGCGCATCGCAGGCCACTCGCGGATCTTGAAATACTTCGGCTTCACCGAGTCTCGGCCGTAGCCGTCGGGGACGCGCACGACCTCTATCTTGCGGGACATTACGTCGTCGGTTGCGGTTGCGACAGGTTCCAGCGGATGCGGAAGTGCTGCGGCTGGGCCAGCTTCTTGACCGCCGGCAGCGGCTTGTAGCCGACGAGGAAGCCGTTGACCATCTGCCACTGCTTCTTCAGCCCCGGCATGATCGTCGTCCCGCTCGCCGGGAACGTCGTCTGCGCCGCGATCTGGTTGAGGTACCAGCTGTCGAAGATCGCGATCGACGGCGAGTTGGCCATGAGCATGAACTCTTGCTCGACCGGTACGAATACCATGCCGCCAGACAGCACGCCGTCGACGCCCATCATCGTCTCGGTCGGTGCGATCTCCGGCGACTCGAAGACGTTGTCAGCTTCCCATTGCTGGAGCGGTTGCGGCGTCGAGAACAACGCCGGGATCAGGATGCTGATGGATGCGTTGGCGCCGGTGAGGTCGAGGGCCATTTCAGTTCCTCATTGCACCAGGACCGACGACAGGTCGATGGACTGGACGCTGTTGCGGTCGATGTACCAGAACGTGATTGCCCAAGGGCCGCGAGCAACTTGGACAATTTGGCTCGGTATATTTACTTGCAAATAATAGCCTTGGCTCTGCAGCGCGGCCGCGATGCTGGCCCCGGCCATCTGGTTGACTTCGGCGATCTGCCCCGGCGTCAGCGTGTTCGGCGCGAAGGCGCCGAAGGCGAGGCCGGCTTGGATGACGGTCTGACAGACCTGCTGGATGATTGATGCGCCAGACGAGTTGAACGGCACCGAGTTCAAGTTCTGCAGCATCGTGAGAAGCTGCTGCTGGAAGAAAAGGTTCAGCCAAATCTGCGTCAGGTAGCTGTCCGCCCAAGCGAACTCGCCAGTGATCTGTCCGGTCTGGAACCAGATGAAGTTCGTGTTCGCAGCGCCGTAGGCGCCGTAGAAGTTGTAGCCGTTCGCCTCGAGGTTCCCAGCCGTGGTGGGGTCGGTGACGTTGGCGACGAGGCCGGCCTGCGCGCGGAAGGCGAACGTCGTGCGGCCGTTGGTCTGGTTGTAGTTGACCGAGGCCGCGATGCCGAGCGCGAAGGCGCAGAGGCCGTTGTCCAGCAACGTGGCAGATCCGCCGCCCTCCCAGATCAGGAGCGTCCCGGAATCGCCGTTGGCCTCGAGGATGCGCCCGAGGCTCGCCGCCGCGTCGCTCGAAGCGGCGGGGCTGTTGTCGTTGTCCCAGCAGTAGTAGCCGAAGCGGTCGTCCTGCGTGTCCTTCCAAGCCGCGAAGGCCTGCTTCTGCGTGTTCCCGGAGCCGCCGTCTGGATCGAAGTCGGTCATGAAGTTGACCCACGCCGAGTCGGTCACGATCAGCTGGTTCATGAACGTCGCCGGCGTCTGCGGTGCCGCACCCTGCGACAGCACGGCCCCGGTCGCCGAGGTCAACTCCAAAGATGCCGCAGTAGCGCCGGTCGCGAAGGCTGACGTCGAGGCCGGTCCGACCACGCCAGAGGTGACCACGAACGCCCCAGACACCGAATCGAAGGAGACCGTCAGCGCGACGGCAGACGCCACGAGCGGGTTCGAGCCGATGGTCTGCGTGTTGTTGACGTAGTAGGTGCCGGAGCCGCCGACGCCGGTGCCGAGTTGCGTGATCTGCGTGCCGTTCGCCACGCCGGTCCCCGACACGCCTTGGCCGATGGCGAGCGACCCCGACCCAACCGCACTGACCGTCAGCGTACCGTAGGTCTCAGTCATCGACTCCGAGCTGATGATCTGCGCCGCCGAGACGCCGTAGGTTCCGATGCCGCCTGGCGTGCCGGCGAGCTGCCCGGTGATCGTCGTCCCGGCCGTGACGCCAGAGCCGCCGAGGGTGCCGCCGGTTACGATGGTGCCGGCGGTGACCTGCGTGACCGTCAGGACTTCGCCGTCGACGAAGCCGACGAAAGAGGCCGACGACGGCGCGATGCTGCCGGTGAACGACGCCCCCTGCGGGAGCGAGGAGTTGAGCGCCGTCTGGATCAGCAACGCGGCGGCAGAGAAGCTGTTGGCCGACGCAAGGTTGACGGTACCGGAGCGCGCGTAGCCGTCGAACACTACGGACAGCGAGCCAGAGATCGCCTGGAGCTGCGACAGCGAGAGGCCGGTGACGTTGCCGCCGCGCAGATAGGCGGCGACCGCAGTCTGGTTGTATTGCGCTATCAGCAGCGCGCTGGGCGCGATCGTGGCCCCGTTGAAACCGCCGAAGTAGATCTCGGCCTCGGCGACCAGCGGATCGGACTGCCCGAAGTACGCGGCGACGGCATCCTCGTCGGCGAAGCTCTGGATGGTCGCCGCGGGCTGGTTTTGGTTGTTGGTCCCGATCGGGACGCGGGTGTTGCGGGTGAGGATCAGGCCGATGCCGTTGAGGCCGGTGCCGCCGGCGAGGAGGACGCTCGGGACGACCGGAACGATCTCCGAGGCAGGAATCGTGCTCATCTCGCCGCGGACCCCCGTGCTGGCGGAATCTCAGCCGCACGCATGTTTGCGTCATTTCGCTTATTTTCGGTAGTCCAACGGAGTGTCACGGTGCGACGACCCGCTATGGCGGGAACGTGGCATCCACGTCGATCAATTCGGCCTCGACGGAATCGGCGTAGAGTTGCGGCACCACCACGGTCTGGTCGACCTCGAGGTGAACGTCCAAGCTCCACCGCCACTCGAACTGATTCTCGGCGTTTGTGAAGGGGCGCTGCGCCGGGTCGTCGGCGTACAGCGGCGTGATGTTCGCGTTGATGCTGGCGAAGAACGTCGTGCCGAACTCGTCGCGCAACGCCGTGCTCACGGTCTGCGCGAAGTCGCCGGCCAAAGTGTCTGGTGAATGGAAGTCGCACTGGACCACGAGCTCGGCCGACTGCAGCATCGACTTCGTGCCGGCCGACATCGTCGCCTTCGCCGCGGCTTGGGCCGGGGCCACGTTGTAGGTTCCAGCCTGCCCTAGCGGAAACCCAGAGGCCTGCGAGAGGACCGTCGTGCTTGAGGCGACACCGGTCCCGAACAGCGCGCACGGCGGGATGATCGAGCCGAACGCCACGTCGGAGACCGTGAGGACCGCGCCGACGATCAATCCGGCCAGCTTGCAGTCCGCGGCGGTGTCCAAGTTCGTCGCCAGGCGCTTGAACTGGATCGGGGTGAAGACGCAGAAGTACGGGTTGGCGGGCTCCGCGACGCGGTTCTGTTGGCCGGCGACGATGGTGACGCCGGTCGACATCGTTGCCTGCCCGACGGACTGCGCCGACGCGACCTGGTAGGTACCGATCCCCCCACTGGCTCCGCTCAATTGCTGGACGATGGTTGTACCTGGTGCGACGCCGAGGCCGAGGAGCGGCGCGTTCGGCTGGATCGTCCCCAGAATACCTGCGGGTTGCTTCCCCGGCAGGGCACCGACCGTCAGCGTCGTCCCGGCGATCGCCCCGGTGAAGACCGCCGGTTGCTGGCCGGGGATGCCTGGGAGGATGGCACCGAGGAAAGCAGCGAGGGCGGCCTGCGCGTTAGATTGCGTCGGCGAGATTGGGGCCATTCAATCATCATGCCAAGGAAGTTCTGGGGCGCGATTAATCCACGCTACCAATTCGATCAAGGCTACAATACCTAACTCACAAAATATCAAACCGATCATCACGCCGCCTTATCCAGCCCCACTGGGCTGTTGTCGTTCGCCGGATCGAGATCGCGGTTGAGCAGATAGCCGCCGCAATTACCACCCACGCCATTCCAGTCGCAGATCGCTCCCCATTGCGTGACCGGGCTGTTGGTGTATTGCCCATTCGGACTTGCGGCAGGCGTGACGTTGCTCGTCATCGCAGTGCCACTGGACACCGTCGATGATTGCGAGAGTTGCAGCGTATCGCCCGCTTGCGTCCCGGTGCCGGTGAGAACACCGACGACGGTCGAGTTTGATCCAGCTCCGGTGCCTAGCCCGGCAACGCCGCCGCCGAAGATCGTGTCACCTACCTTGAATTGGCCCGTCACGGTGCCGCCGAGTGTCAGCGTCGTACTCGCTATCGTGCAAGCGCTGCACGCCCCCTCCGGGAAAT